TAAATCTATTGTTGGGTTGTCCTTGATTACTTGTCTAATCTTGCGTCTAGATGGTGGATCCCAATATCCTTTAACCTCTAGTATCACTCCGTTATTTGGTAATACAAAATCAGGAGTATAGCTGTGCTCTATAACGTAAGGGTATGATGTCTCTTCGTATTCATAGTCAACTCCTAGAGTTACTAATAGATCAGCTACTTTTTCTTCTAGCCCTGATCGAAATGCCATTAGAAGTCATCTTCTACTGAGCTAGGAGCTGTATCTACAGTTACGTTTGGTTCTGATGTTTTGAATCCAGCAGTACTACCAAACATTTCTGCTACGCCTGCTTCGTCTAAATCACCTGTATCTACACCTACCTCTGACTGAATACTTACTATCTGAACTCCGCTCAGCTTAAGTGATGTGCCATAGGTCACGCCATCTCTTAGTATGTATGGCTTCTGAGTAAATCCAAGCTTAACTTTACTGCCTGAATATACTGGTGTTTCTGTATTTGTAATAGGAGTCCCTTCAGTATCTACAACTGGAGGTCTTTTATCATCTGCCCAAGAGAACTTGATTAGATACTTACCTTCTGAAACTTCCTCCCATGGAGTAGGTTTTAGTGTTGATCTCTTTGGATTCTTTAGCTTTGACTCAGCCCATTTAAGGCAGTCTTCTCGCTCTGTCTCTAGCTTGGAGATTAAGTCTTCTCCAACTATCGCTTTTAATGAATAACCAAATTTACTTGGTCTTAACACAGCTTGATAACCTTCAAGGGTTACAGGCTCGGGTGTTACGTGTATGTTTCTCATTAACAAAAAAAGTATTGTGAATCAATTACGGCTTCTGGTTTTAAGTCGCCAATAATCGGTGGGTTTTCTTCAGCTCCTATTGCTAGGGCGAAGTCGGTTAAGGGTTCATGCTCTGCAAATAGAGTCATGTAAGTTTTACGTACTAAGGTGGACAGTTTACACATATCAGTAGCTCTACAGAGTACTGAATCATGTATCAATGCAATAGGAAAATTGACATCTTTAATTGCAAGATGAAGTAAAGCAGCATCAAGTGAATGAATAAGGTTTGGTGCAGTAGCGTTTTTGTGATGTTTTAAGTCAACACCTTTCTCAGCTCCTGCAACACTTATGCTTATTCTTCCCATTAATTGACACTGTATTTTTTCTCTAGCAACCTTCATAAGGCGTTGCTTAACAACAAAACCTGATGGGGTTGTCCATTGAATCTCTTGTGCTCCAGCTTTAATAGCTCTAGCTACCTCGGTTTCTATCCATTTCATAACTCTCATAGCACCGGGAACTACTTCGTTCATGGCTGCTCTCACAGCCGATACACATGAGGTTAACTCTTCTTTATCTACGCTTACGTCCTTATCTTTAAAAGCTTCTCTAATGTACGACCTGTTAGAGAAAGGTTTAGCATTGTAAGGTATAGTCATAACGCACCTTTTGGTCGCTTTTCTATCCCAATAAGGACGAAGTCTTTCAGGGATTGCCTCCATGCTCCTTGAAGCGATGGTTGCGTACGCGTCTTGGGGCTTTTCGCTCCCTAAGACATTTACCATGCGAGCTGTGGAGGCGTCCTTGGCGAGCCCTGCCAAGATTTGGAGCCCTGAGCACGTCGCATCTACTGCTACTGGTAGGTAAGTCATGTCTGTATGACCATAATGCAGATGTATATATTCTTCTGCTGCTGCCAAGAATAACCATGGCTCGTCAGCATTTTCCCAGTCAGCGATGTGTGTGATTGGATCTCGAACAATACGACAACAAAGTTCATGGTTTTCTGGGTTGTCTACCCATTCCAACCTTTCTTGCATGGTTGCCTTCGATAAACCGTATGACGTACTAAGCTGGAATTTTATCCATTCCATACCTTTCTCAGTTATCTTTGCACCTTCATTGAAGAGAATCAGACTTTTTCCAAAGTCAGTATCTTGAGGCGTTAATAAATTTGGGATGGGGTAGACACGTCCTCGGTAGTCAAAACTCCAAGGTATGTAATACACCTTATCTTCAAACTCTCTAACTATTTCCATAGTCATCTTAGTTCTACAAGCTTTACGTGTTTCGTTTTTACGTAAGGTATGTACCCTTCCTGCTTGGCTTCTCCATTCTCTCCACGTCTCTTTGCTCGCTTCTTCTGGAGGTTTTGGAGGTATATCGTATTCGATAATAGGTCTAAATTTTCCTACACTAATTCCTCTTTCTTCTAGTTCCTTAGCAACCTTTACTATGAAAGGATTTAGCTTATATGAAACTTGTTGAATTTTATTAATGAACTGGTAGGGAATTTCTCCCTGTATAGGGGCGTGATTACTCCTTCTTATAAATTGGTGGCAACGTGTTAAATCATTTAGGTAATATCCACCATCTTGAAGAGAGTGCCAGTTACGTGGAGGGATAAGCATAGGTTTAGCCAACGGGCTAAATAACTTTGCCATTCGCATAATTTCGTCATGGTGATTCATTAATAATTCTGATGGAGATATAACTGTGTATGTTTTTCTACCTTTCCTTTCTAATTCTTTTATAAACCAGCCTGACACTTCACATAAACATTCTAAAAAGAATATTCCGACCTTGGCATGAGTTTTTTCTCCAGCCCATGAGACCCAAGGTGTTATGTGTTGCTTGTGCATTGTTGTTTGAATGCACTTTCTTTTAGATTCAGTACCTCTAGCTTGATGCCAGTAATTCTTTTTCAGTGTAATAAATAAACCTTTAGCTTCGTTCTCGTAGTATTCCATTTGAGCTTCTGCTTCTAATGCTTTACCTACAGCTTCAGCAATAGGAGTAAGCCTATGTTTCTTTGAGATAGGTGAAAACACCATATCAAATACTATTTTGGTAGCGATTAATGCTTGAACTGGTGAATCGCTGGGCAAGATATGCTTGTGAAATATATCTTTATCTTTAGCTGCGTTGAATCTTAAATATTTATCTTTTTTTTCATCTATGTATGCAATTAGATCAGGCAATATGGATTTCATACATGATGAGCCATAAACAGTAGCGGACGCATAATCCTTATCCTCTAACTTTTTAGTGTTAGTCATAAGTTTATGTAGTCCACCACTTATTTGTTTACGCTCGAACTCCTGCTGATCTTCTATCTGTTTTTCGGTTAGCATGCTCGGTAGATAATTTTGCGGATTAACTGTGCATATTCGTACAGTTAAGAAATAAGAAAGGGACTAGCTTTTCGCTAATCCCGTCCACTTAGTTACTATATTTCGCTGAAGATTTTAAGTCCGGCGCGTCTACCAATTCCGCCACACTCCCAAGGGTTTTGGCGCTTTTTTATTGTAGCTTGTCGTCTTAAATCTTCCAAAAAACTGTAAAAAAGTGTTGATTACGGAACTTGTGGATCAGTTAGATCATGCAATAGCAAGATCCGCAGTGTCGAACTTGATTGAAGCTACTTGTTCAGCTAACTTCTTATCGTTCGCATGTAAGTAACGTTGAGTTACTTGTGTTGAAGAATGACCCATGTGATGAGCAACATCTACGATGTTTTGCCCAGCTTGAATCATTAATGTTCCATAGGTATGACGTAAACCATGGAATGTGTACGTGCCATCTGTTCTGTTGATGTGACGTAAGCATCTTCTAAATGCTCGACGCACTTTATCAGCAGCAGCTTTGTAATAGGCATCGTCATCATAATTAGGATTAGATTTAAGTTCGTATGAACTAGGAATCCAATCGTCGCCAAAGATACGTAAGCGTCCTTGTTCTGTACATCTGCGCTCAAGTATTGGGCGTAGTGTTGGATGCAAACCACACCATCTTTCTTTAACTCCTTTTGCTTTTGGATTTGAGACTCGTATCATGTTGCCATCAAAGTTAATGTCATTTTCTTTGAGTGCAAGAATACGATTCTGTCTTATACCACTAAGCGCAGCAAATAAGATGATGTCGGCTAAGTCTTCGTGCATGAGTTGATCTCTTGCAAAGACCACCATTCTCTTCAACTCGTCCGCAGTAAAAGCATTACGCTCTTGTGCGTCCTCGTCCTCGCTAAACCTTATAAATCTAGGGACTGTCCAGTCCTGAGATAAAAGATTTACCTTCTGTGAGAATCGTAAGATCATTGAAACTGCTGAGATATAACGATTGATAGAGGCATTTTTCATGCCATCTCTATGTAGATCGTTACAATCTTCAAGCATCATTCGTATTGTGATCTTATGTGGATCAAATGATTCTGAATGTTGGCATTCATTAGTGAATTTGTTGGAATACATGATCGCTGATCTACGTCCACCGCCATTCATCCATGGAGGATGATTACGAATGGTGTAGTCGCGACACTCTTTCCAAGTAACACGTTGTTTAACCATAGAGAATTTCTCGTAGTTGTTCAATTAGAAACTGTCCTTGAGCGGAAAGTTTCATTATCTGTTTACGTTTGTCTGTCTTGTCACGATATTTCACGATCCAATTCAGACCACGTTTACCGAGCCGATGCTTGTGAGAAAGCCAATCAGTATTACGCGAAGCACTAGCACTTGGCATGTTTAACCCATCTGTCTTGTCTTGTAACTGCACTTTTGAACAGTCATTATGACTAGCGATGTAGAGAAACACACTAATTACTTGTGCTGGAAGTTCTGGATCATAGCTTCTGAAAAGTTCCATTACTTTCAGAAGTTTTTCCATCTCCAGATCCGTCGTCTTTCTGAATGGTTCCATTGCTTTTTGCATTCGGACACTGGTATTCTAGCAAAAAGTTGCCTAAGTGGACAGAAAAGTCACAGTATTTGTCGGATTCGTAGCCTAAGTAGAACGATCCGACGCTCATCAGTTGCATAAGTAGGTAATAATTACTACAAAATTAGTGTAGCAGTTATATTAAACCTATTACTTATATGTTGTATTGAAATTACAGTTCAACCTTATTTACAGTTGGAATGTATATACATATCTACTGCATCTAGGACTATCTGTTCAAGGGTAGAATCTTTAGTTGCAGCCTGTATTTTCAACTTTAAATGTTTATCTTTAGGCATACGAATTGTAATTCTTTTAATGTCCAAATTATACCAACTAAATATTATTCTGTATCTAGTATAACCGAATCATCATCTATCTGTTGTTGCATAATGTTAAGCAATTCTGCCTTATGCGGATGTATGTTAATTAATGTTACTAATTGTTCGTAACGTTTGTTGAAAGTCTGCTCATTCATGGATTGTTAAAATCTATTCTGTTTGGTTTTAAGTGATATACGCCATCGTCAGTGGCTACTGTTATTTCTACATTCTTTCCTACTTCTTTCTTAAGTCGCATCTTTGTATGATGCTCGGTCTTATATGTAAACTCTTCAACTGTTCCTTTGTCCTTGTTTTCAAGTCTGACTATCCCATAATGTGAGCTTGGTAATTGATAGCCATGTATCTTCCAATCTGCAAAATCTTCATAAAGCATTTCAGGGAAGTACGATGACGGGCATTCCTTAATAGCCTGCCAGTTGTTTGGGTAGTATTTACGCTTCATTATTCTTTACGTCTATAAGTTTGTATCCGTATTGAGTGCAGAATCTATGGGCATGCCATGCTGCGTCCTCGTCAGTTTGGAATCCAGCATAAGTATGCTGATAAACCATCTGAGAATCTGAATGGGTCTGATAAGTCAATGTGTGAGTCATTGCGTCCTTGCTGATGCTTGTGAAGAGGCAAAGGGTTTTATGACAGTTTGCTTGTCAGGGTGGTGTTTTTAAGGGTTACTAATGTATTGCTAACTTTTTTCAGACACCTTGTAGGCGATTTAAAAGGGGTGTTTAGAACAAGAATCCTCCATTTTTATCAAATTCTTCTAATTTCTCCTTAACTTTGTATGGCTTGAGCCTTACGTCCATGTATAAGACAAGGTACTCGGCTGCTGCTCTAACTTTGTCATCGTCCCAGTCAGGTTGTGCTTTACGTACTGCCTGTGAGTAGTTGAGTTGTTGTGTGATGTCGATTGTCATACGTCGCAAATGGTAGGGTAAAAGGTTTCGTTAGCATCAGCAGCTTCCTTGCATTCCTGCAAGTTCTGATACTCTTCATGTGATGTACTCATTTCTTGGCACATCTTTAGTAGCTCGTCTTTCTCGTAGCGATAGTATGCGTCCTCGCCTCCGATGATGTCGCAGAGCTGCTCGACAAATTCAAAAATAGTCATGATTCGATGTCAGCTAAATTGGATTCTTGTATAAGAGCAAGAGTGTCATTGATTGCATCTTCAAATTCTTCGGAGTGAATTTCATCTAGTCCGATGTTTGTAAGTGCTTCAAAGTATTCGTAGATAGTCATTAGTAAGATGGTTCTCCTTGTGGTTCTGGGTAACGGGTTAGATTTAACTCAACTGTTAATTGACTTAGTATTGAGTGATAAGTATCAAAATACCCTTGATGTGTTGCTCGCTCGTCTGCGTCCATGCCCTGCCAGTCATCAACTACCCATTGAAGTGCATCTATGACTTCTTCTGCGTGTTCAACTGATAAACAAATTGGCTTGGGATGTGTTTGCGTCCTTGCGTCCTTGATTGTGAATGATTGTGATTCCATGATTGTGATGCGTCCTTGATTGTGAATGATTGTGATGAGTGTAAAAATTTCCAAAAGGAAGAGACCCCAGTGATAGCAAGGGATCTCGGGATTATTTAATTATATTTATTTTTAAGAATTAACTACAACTCTTGCATATTCATAACGGGCAGAATTATAGCCTGCCTCCTTGTGGATTACCCGAAAGCCCCTGTCTAGCAAGGACTTATGGGTGATGTCCGCGTCTCGCGTTGACTCGGGTGAGGAGTCATCATAAACCATATAGATATGGTTATTCATTAAGCAACCTCCTTTTTAGATTTGATAACTTCTTTAACTGATTGCTCAAGAATTTTATTTAATTCTTTGCCAGTTAATACAAATGATCCATTGATTAAATCTTTATCAACAATTTTGTATTTTTGATTAGGATTAATTTTCATTAAGCAACCTCCTTGTGTACGATAGTGGACAGAGTAGCATTAAGTT